ACGGACTCTAACTCTTCCAGCTTCCAGAATCCTGGCCAAACGGGTTTGTTACTAGGCATGATTGCAGGGAACTCTACTACCTCCCATTGATCTGCTTTGAGTTCTCCTTGCTTCTTCATCAACTTACCTGTGAGATCTTTTACCGACCAACGGGTCATAACAATCACAATTGCTCCCCCTGGCTGTAAACGCTGACGAGGACCAGAAGTATACCACTCATATGCTGAATCGAGGGCCGTGTCGCTTAGTGCGTCTTGCTCAGAGTGTGGATCGTCAATAATTAATAAATCAGCACCACGACCAGTAACCGCACCTCCTGTACCAGCAGCGAAGTATTCTCCTCCTTGTGCTGTTTCCCAACGACCAGCTGCCATACTATCGGGTTGTAATTCAGTTTTAAAAATTTTTTTATATTCTTGCGTTTCCATAAGGTTCCTGACTTTACGTCCGAAGCGAATAGCAAGTTCTCCCGTGTGAGTGGTTTGCATTATCTTTGCTTTAGGTTTTTGGCCCACGAACCACGCAGGAAAGAGAAAGGACGCAAACTCAGACTTAGTGTGTCTAGGTGGCATATTAATAATTAATCTTTTTAATTTTCCAGATGCAATCTCTTCAAATTTTTTTGCAATAATTTTATGGTGCTTGCCTTCTTTGAACTCTGGCCAAACATTTCTTACGAATGGTAAAAAATTTTTCTGAGACTGTTCTTGAACAGAAAATTCTAATTTTTTTATTTTTAATTTTTGTGCAAGTAATTTGGCTTCTTCGGTGGTTAAGGTTTCTATAGATTCCATATTTTTTCAGTTGCTGGCTGACTGACTGTAAGTTGCCTAGCCTTCGGCCGTCAAGTCCGTGCCACCACATTTAGGGGGTACCCCTAGGCGGACAATACTATATCTAGTGGTTTTTGGCAAATAGGAAATCTTTACCAGGATACCAGCCCTGGAAACTGGATGCAGCTATGTATTGGCCAAGATTTTTTATATGTGGATAAGTATGGGGAAGAAGTAAAAATCCCCCTGATGCACAGTCAGAGGGATTTAGATTAGAGATTATATTCGCTCAGTAATACCGAACTTCTGTGAAAGTTCTCTTATGAGTTTTTGACCGAACGCCTTGACTTCGGGATTTTGTGAAGTCATCACAAACTCAAATATCGAGTAGTCAAGATACTGACATACAGCCTTATAGTTAATAGAAGTAGTTATCTTATCGTTTTGCGATTGTTCTAATAACTGCTTTTTAAGAACGTTGAGTTCGTTCTCTACTATAACTTTGATGTCAGATAATTGTAGATCGTTTGACATGTCATATTCTCCTTTCTTCCCATTATTATAGGATAATATCAAACCATTACAACAAGAGATTAAAAAAAGATTTTATGACCAACACCTTTCTTTCTGGG